TACCTTCTGGTACCGGCATTAGACTGTTCTTTAAATAGTGACAAATTAATTATTCGTATTAGGTCAGAGATTCGTTTTATCTCTTCCAAGTTCGCCGGTTACTACCCGGACTCTTAAAATAATTAATATTCCATTCGATTTCTCACATATTCTGAGAGACTCTTTGCACCCCGCTTTCCTAAGGCAGGCCCAGCATAACGCTGAGGACGATTGTAAGGACAGCACGCGCTCGAAAGGATTTAATGTCTATATATTATTAAATCTGTTTTCTGTAAATTATACTATACCAAAATTATTTGGTTTCATCCTAAGGAACTCGGATAAGGAGCGATTCTAAACGTGTAATCAGCCGGTGTTGCAGATGTGAAGCTTAGTTGAAAATAACAACCAGGGGCCGTCACATTGATCAACGCCATATTGGCGATTAACGTTGCGCTAGTATTCTGAAGCCAGCCACTTTGTGAAACCACTGTCCCACCAAAAGGACAAGTGAAAGTGTCGATATCAGAAGCATCCAAGGATGAGCCACCATAGATCATCTCTATGAGGAACTCACCTATAGTATAACAGTAGAAAGAATTTACCGATTTCCATCGAACATCAAGACCACCGACTTTAGTAAAAGCAAGACCCAGAGGCTGGGCTGCTGATACACCGTCGTTGGAGCTGAATCTAGCACTGTAGTTATAACTCAAAGCCAAACCAACAGGTTGTGGCGTATGTAGGGTTATGTCATATGTGACATATATTTCACCCACAGTGATACCGACACCGGTACCTTGAGTAGCTACGTAGAAATTCCCAACATCAAAAGTTTTGATGTCTGAGCCACTTGAAAGTGGAGCAGATCCACGCACATAGCGTTGGACCCCGAATTTCTTTAGATCTTTCGAATCAGCTCGACAACAAGCATGGCTCCACACATTGGATCTTACGGATCCGTGGTATGCCATTAGTTCTTGTTTGTTCGTTGGAGGAGAATCTGACGCATCAAAGTCAATCCCCATCATTAGTGTTCCCCTATCAGTGGTCGCTGCCGTTGATTCAAACTCGAAAGAGAGTGAATTAAACACGTACGACTCGTATGACAATGCAATTGCTTGCAGCCATTGAAAGAGTGAACCCAACCCGGGATTGATAGCAAACTTCGATGATAGAAAGTTTGCACTCAGTGATACAACATCAGCGACATACTCCCGGTGACGGACCCTAACGGTTCCATCACCACTAACGGAATATGTGAATGCAGGAGCTGCATTCTGATACTGACTTGACATTGCTGTCGGCGCCATCACGATATTTTCCTTCTTCTTTTCTTTCTTTTCCTTCTTCTTATTGTTTGGTTGTGTTGTTTGTCCAGATTTGTTCTGGCGGACTGTAGACTGCGCCGCACTTAAGTTCTTTTTAGTAGTTCATTTACTACCCTGAGACCGAACTAAGGTTATCAGGAGGGACTCTTTTAACGTGGTTACCGACACGAAAACAACACAATAATTAGAGGAAGAAATTTCAGAAAACAGACAGAATCCAATTTAGAAGCTATGGTCACATACAACGCGGAAAAGATCTTGGTGAACATCCAAGTCTATCTCTTTGTTCTTTAAACGGAACGGAAAGAGCTTTTCTGCATTGTACTTCTCACCAATTGTGGTGAAGAACTTGGTCACGGTGTCTTGTAAATATGAACTGTTCACGGAAGTGACAGTACCTGTTTCATAAAGACGTTCGTACTCCCTAAGGGGACCGGGACCGACCATTAGTTTCTTTGAATTCTTTGTTTCTCTTAATCCTACACTATTTGACACTCCATCATTCTTGAAACCCACAACAGTGGTGTCACAAGTTTTTTTGATTAATTTTGCTAAACACGCCTGAAAACGTGTCACATGATAGGTGATACCCTCATTGATCGGAAATCCAAAGCCGCCCAATACCCTTGGGAGGAAAAGATTATAACGACCACGACAGGTTATCTTCTGTAGATCTACTCTATTACGAGTAAGGAATTTGGCGTGAGCCAATTTCTTATCTTGAGCTCCACATACACTTCTGGTGTACGCATCACAAAGATCTACTGCCTTATCACGCACTTCACCTCGAGAACCTCCTAATTTGGAAGTACCTGAGAGAAGCCCAAAATTACAAAAATCAACTTTAATTAATCTGTTTTCTTTATATTGAAAACAAGTGGAGTTAATTGTCAAAACTTTCTCATGAATATAATTCTTACCAATACTAAGATCAAAACCTATACTTGCAACTCGTTTTTTCCAGAGTTCATAGTGTTCGGGATTTGTTCTAAAAAGTATGTCATCACCATTTACTAAACATGGGAGATTCTCAAAAGGAATCATTTCACCTAAATAATCAAAGAGTGAAAGACGGTAAGCGACGATATTATTCAGACACAAAAATGGGAAACTCAAAGGAGAACCCATTAACTGACCTGTCTTTTGATCAAAACATTCTATTCCAAACTTCTTTGGATAGTGAATTTCATGTTCACCTAGAGTGTTCCAGTATGCACGCATAAGGGGAGATTCAAACCTCGCCAAAGCAGCACCTAAACCTAGTTTAGTATAAGTGATCTTAAGATTGTCAGTAGCCGCCGAATAATCGCCAGATACAAAATGAGAGAAAGTCATACCCTTTTCTTCAAGAAATTTCTCACGATCCATCATACGATAGATGTGGTCCTCTCGAAGAGGATCACCAATTAATTCAAATTGGGGAAATTTTCTTAAATATCTGAAGAGCTCTTTTTGTAAAGATTTCGATAGAAAGTAATCTACAGCTGGTCCTTTTGTGATCAAACGAACTTTAAGAGGTTCCAATATGGCTGCGACCATTGCCTTAGGGCGGTCTGCCAAGAGTGTATTAAGCTCTTGCCATACTGGAGTTCTAACTCCTCTCAGTTCCTTGACTTTTCCAGGACTGACCTCAATCATACCGTGTAAAATGGTACCAACAGAGGACGAGATTGCTATTCTATGCATGTCATCATATACATCATTCGAAATATCGAGGATTTCTCCTCGAGCACCACCGTTGGAACGTGTACGTTCCCAACAGGCTGAGTTACTGATTTCATAGTCTCTATCTAGTTCTGGGTTAAAACCCTTGAAGAACTCGACGTTACTCTGGCAGAATTCTTCGACTTGATCATCAATAAATTGATAATCGTCACTCATGAGAGTGAAAGTGTCGTCGATCTGACTGAGAACATTCTTGTGTTTCAACATAGTAGAAGCAATGAAAGAATCATCAGCAAACTCACAAGCTCTTTTGACCCCCTGTAACAAGGACCAAAAGAATCTTAAATTTCGAGTGTAATGTGACTTACTAAAGAGCCTCACTTTCATCCATGATCTTATAACGTTGCTACCTGGAAATGGGTAGCTACCCTGGATATTTTCAGGGCAAGGAGGAAGATCATTCTTTAAAAAGAAAGCAAGAGGGTAAGCAGTGTAATATTTTAATGATTTAATAAAACAATCATATGGTATATTAACCAGAGAAACATATATAGACAGTAAAGTTCTAGTACTAAATCGGAGGAACAATTTCTCGTCAGCATCGGCCATGCAATCAACAATGGCACGAGTCGCTTTTAAAGCAGACTTGACGTGAATAGGTTCAACTCCATGAAATAGAATTTTACTACCTTTCGAGCAACGCGGTATGTCACATCTTAAAGAATCCATTAATGAGGCTCTTGTAGCCTCGCATAATGATTCTTTTAATACAAGATGTGTACCTAGATCTCCAGCACTGGAGAACTTGCCGTGTAACAAACAATCGAGGATAGTCATGTTGAATTTATTTTCCATGAATTATACCTGTGTAGC